TCTCGAAGTACTCAATCAGCTTATCGTAAGAGTTAAGCCACTCGTGAACGACTTTCCCTTCGATGTACTCTTCGTACCACTCTCTAGTCAGCAATACGCAAGACAGAGGTTTTCCTGCCCCCGGCTCGCTAACAGGAATTGCATCCCAGGGAGTGAATTGAATGAACAAGCGTGTACCAGGTGTCGTTGCACGCGGCCCAATCTCCAAACGTGAGGTTTGACCCTCCGTTACGACCAGAATGGGCATATCCAAGATAGTAGTATCGTCCGTCACTTTTCTAGGCATCTCCTTCTCCTTGTTTGGTGTAGGAGGCTACCGACAGGTAGCCTCCCGCCACCCTCATTATCAGTTGAATTACACCGCTGGGAACGGCATCCACTCTACAATCAGAGTGGGGCCAACGATAGCAGCCGCGCTGGAAGTAGCAAAATCGGTCTCAGTCCGCTCAACACCAATGACGTAACCTTCTTCGACGATGTAACCATCAGTCCCAAAATCGTGAAGAACATCATCGGCCAAAGCAGCAGTGTTCTCGATTGAACCAATCTTAGTCGTGCCACTACCGTCGTTTTTTCGGTCGTACAGCTCGAACTTGGTTTTGCTCACAGAATTAGTAACCTGTATAGCAACATCAGCACCAAGCACCAGATAAGCCTTCAATACGATAGCACGAACCAAAGGAGCCCAAAAGCCTACGGCTTCGGAAACCTCAGTAGCACCACCAGCACTAGACTTAAGACCAGTAGCGTCAACACGAACATCCCACTTGCGGCGAAATTCCATTATGCGCAAATCAGCCATTTCTTATCTCCCCGTTTGTTTGAGGGGTTGGTCTCCCCTATGTTAGTTTTTGAGGGGGCGGGTTTACCGCCCCCAAGAGTTCACCTTATACAGAATCTATTACGTAGTCGTCGAGAATCCGCGAATCCAGGGCATCGTCTGTGCGTTCTTAACGCGCCAACCATACTCACCCAATATACGACGGGCGATGTGGTCTTTCCCCGGCAGAGTAGCATCCATCTCGGACAGAACACGAGAACCGAGAACAACACTATCAATGTACTGAGGATTGACGAAGTACAGTTCACCAGGTTTAACCAGGTGGTCGAGCAAGAAGTCAACTGTGCCGAAGTCGGTCTCGATAGTGTCAATCCTGGCTCCACCTACGCGCTCCGCACGACCAGTCTGAATTAGCCCACGATACCAACCCGTCATCTTCCGCTTTACCCAGGAGTTGCCAACCATGAGAGACGGCACTTCGTCCTGTCCACAAGCGTTGAAGATGGCCTCCAACTCGTCAATGATGTCAGATTCCTCCAGAGCGGCACCAGCTTTATTAGTACCACCGCCGAGGAACTGAGCCATACCACCAGACACACGAGGCGTGTTGTTATCCGAAGCCGCACCGCGCTTCAGATACCACAAACCGCGCTCCATCTTCATATACAGCTCACGAAGACGCTTATCCATCCGATAGTCTAGCTTAGCAAGACCGGTAATACCGTACTCGTTCATTTCAACTTCGGAGCCGAAGATTTCGACATCCTCGCTAAAAATCTGAGTAAAGTTATACAGTTGGTCAGTAACAACCTGACGAGCAGCCCCAGGGCTGGAACCTTCGACGTTAGCATTGCCGAGGATATACAGAGTCTTGGCAGTCCCCGAGCCGTCGTGGTTAGCGGGAGTCGTACCGCACATCCCACCCTTAACGGTCAAGTCGTTACCGATGACAGCGATAACCCAAAAGATTTCCGCATCCACCAGGAACAAGTCACCAGGACGGAAATACCCGCCATTAGTAACAGTGTACTTCGTACCACCAGCAACGTAATTCATGGAAGAAGTATCGGTAACGGGAATCAACTCATCGTACTGCCACTCATACTTGGTGTTATCCACAGCACCACCAGACCCAAGACCAATCATCCGAAGGAACGGATACTCGTCGTTCACAATCAGGTCAAGGCGGTCGTCCAACAGACGAACAACCTGCTGCGTACCAGTGTAAGTAGATTCTGGCCCAATTTTTACAGTAGCCATTTTACCTTACTTTAGTTTTAAATTTTGGTCACACGCTTTGGCCCACTTACTGCTTCTCCACCAATCAAACGAATCGAACTCAAGGCGTTAGCTACTGTTGCCCAATCCCGTATTTGAGAAGCGGGATACCCGTACTTGGCCAGAACCTCACGAGACTTTCGGAGAGCAGCAACCCCTTCCGGGGTTTCCTTCCAAATTCGTTCCATTCTTGCTTTCGACAAGTACTTGTCAACTTCTGCTAAATCACCTTCGCTTGTTGAAGGAGGCGTAGTAGGCAAGCGTGCAGTGGTTAATCCAACCGTCGCATCCAAGGCTTTTCGCTCCCTTTCTTTCCGTGCTTCCTCTCCACTTTCTTGTTTGATAAGTCGAGGAAGGTCGGCAGTTGCAAACTCGTGTTCGAGTGCAGCTAGATGGTTTCTGTTTTCCGCAGTGAGGAACTTTTCCTCAGCAGCTTTCTGAACTTCAGGCCCCCACACTCCGTATTTAGCAACCGCTAATTGTCGAGCGAAGTTGCGGAGATTGACCTGTGCCTGAGATTCCGAAGCTGTGCTCTCGGCTAGCTGCCTGCGGCTAACTTCTACCGTCAATTGCTGTTGGAGTTCCAGTAACTTTCCCTCCAACTCCAATCGTTGTTTGCGTTCGACAGCGATTTCCTTGTCTTTTATAGACCGCAGAGCATCCAAATCCGTAGTTGGGACAAGTTGCGGAGCCAACACACCTACTGTATCGCTTCCCGGCGGCGTCTGTATATCCAAACTCTCGGGGAACTCGTCAGTTTCTACTGTTTGAACTTCTGGTTTTGTCATTCTACCTCCTATCGTTTAAGCCGCCATCGTGCTTGCTGAGTAACACGAGGGCCAGCACCCGATACTCTCGGGATGTCTACTTGTGGCGGACGAGGAGTCTTAAACGTACTCGTCCCCATTTGTAGCCACAACATCTTAATATAACTCAACCACTCGTCGAAATTCATCTCAGTCCCGGAAGCTTCCCAAATAGTCTTGAGATGAGTACGAGTTGCAGCTGAGAGTTGTTTACGACCCGACCAATACTCGAACAATTCAGCCATTGCAAGAGGCCCAGCCGACGCCACAAATGCCTTCCAGGATATTCCAGAAGTAGGCGTCCCTTTTACTATTCGACTACCAGCACCGCCACCACCACCGGCAGCTGCGCCACCAGCCTGAACACTGTCACGAGGCACCCAATCCGGGTCGTAGTATTTCCTAAAGATTGGGTGTGTCGCTTTGAATTCGTTTTGAGCGTTAAACAAACCCAGCAACTGCGGATACTGCTCCAAGAACGCCCTACGCTGACCCGTCGGAAGCGAGAAGTAAATCTCCCGGAGATGCTCTAACTCCGGTGTGACCAGAGCATAATACTGTTCCGCTTCTGCCCGAGCTTGGGCATATTCTCGCGGGTCTCCGATGTCGTGTTTTGGAAGTTCTTCTATCAACAACGCTAATGCATCTCGATAGGCGTCTTCTATCACGTAGCTTCGGGACACCTTGTCCAGTATCGCAGAAACTAAAGGATGGTCTTTGGCCCACGCTCCGAGTTGTCCAGGTGGAACGTTAGCATACCAGAATTGCCAGAACCGGCGCGAAGGTGAGTTAGGCGGGAACCACTTTTCCACGAGCGGGTGATTCCAAAGGTCAGTCTCTCCCTCAAATGCACGTTGAACCATCGCGTAAGCCGTCTGATATTCTAGTTCCTCCCCAGGGGTAGGAAGTTCTATCTTATCAATTGGCTCCCCTGCACGCAGCTTCTCCCGAGCATCTTCGAGGGCCTCTTGCGCTGAGGCTCGAACATCTGCCTCAGTCATTCCCCTGACTTCTCGTGCCGTGGGCGCAAACTCGTATCGCTCCTTCTCTTCTGGCTCAGGTGGTATCCACTCCATCCCACCCATCCTCTCGTCCCACTCTTCTTGGGTAAACCGTCTGGCTGCCCACAACATCTCCGATTCAGACATTGGCGTTGGGCCTGTACCGAAGGGCTCGCGTCGCCCCTCGGGAACAAGACTGTGCCAATCCTCCGGCAACAGGTTGAACCACAATGCCAACTCGTAGTCAGAGATTTCGTGGTAATTACCAGCCAGGAATATCTCAGAAAAGCGAGGGCCAAGAATTTCTTTGGCTCGTGTACGAGCCAAACTTCTTTCAGGAAGGGTCGTCCAGAATCGCCAAAGCTCGCTCACTACCATCTCGCGGTCAGTCCCCTTGATATACACGAATTCGGAAACTGCAAACTTTCCAATACTCTTAGCAATGTCCATCACCTCGAACATCTTTTCCTTGTCCCAATCCGGGTGAAGAACCCGGATGTTAGCAAGGAACAACTCCGATGTTGGGTCTAACTCGGTATTCAAGACTTCATCTCGCCAGGTAGTGTACTCATCAAGAGCCTTATCCAGCTCTGGATGAGCCTTCCTGTAATTTACGTTAGCGGGGAACTCCATTTCCAGGTAAGCAGCATACAAATCTTGCACTTCAAAAGGAGTGTTTTCCTCCCACCAATTCGTATAATATAAATCCCAGGCTTGTGCAGCCTGACTGTTGAGTTCGCGGTAAACCGCATCAACAGGTAAATCATTCCGTACTATCTCTTGCCGGGCCTCCAGTTGAGTGAATAGACGTGGTTCCATCTCCTGACGAACTTCCATCGCTACCTCTAGTACGGTCTCAGGAAGGTCTTCTAACATCTTCTGTTTTCCGTCAGGGTCGGCCTCATACCACTTCTCCATCCACTTACGCATCGCTTGGGCCTTCGGCCCATCGCGCCAATGAATGTACTGACGACGATTATCGGCCAGAAACTCAAAGTAGTTGGTCAACTCATCGCTATACTCCTGATTCAACTCCGTTCGCCGATTCCGAAAGTCCATAATGGTTCGGTAATGCTCGGGAGTCCCAGGTAGGAATTGACCTAAGTAATACTGTCTCTCACGCTCAAGTTCGCCTCGCTTCCCATAGTATTCATTAACACGATTATTCAGTGCAACCCAACTATCCCAATCCTCATCCGTCATCTTTCCCGAGGCAACGTCCCAATAACGATAGGCCAACTGTCTAAACCTGTAGTCGGGATACACGGCGTAGAACTCTTGTAGTGCATAGCGGTCGCCAGCCTCGTATCTTTTGTAGGCTTCATCGTATATCATGCCTATCCCTCGCATCATGCGCTCCTCGGATGGGTAGACCTTGATAGGAGCATATACTGACCATCGCATGAAGGAAGGAACAGCAGTCTGCTCCGCAGCCTTACGCATAGCCAATTCCCAGGCCGCCCCACTGCGAGTCGCAAAGGCATCAGTGGCCTCCTTGCTAGTAATTTCACCTGTGCCAGCAAGGTTAGCCAACCACTGGTATCGCCAATACTCTTCGTTGGGGCTGACCCTTCCAATTCCCAAACCAAGAACGTCGCTGACGAATCCCTCGGGATTCCACCCTTCGGGTGGAATCTCAATCCCCATTCGATTGAATAGTGGTTCGAGGAGGATACTCCCGCCTCGAATACCTCGTGTACCAGACCAATACCCTGTATGCACGACCATCGAAGATTCGGGAATGTAACGCTGTATCTGCTCCGCAAGCCAAGGCTGGTTCTCCTCAGCCCAAGGCATTATGCGGTTAGCCAAAATTGCCAGCGAATCAAACACGATAGGCGAGGTAGACCACATGTTGTTGAAGAATATGTACTCACGACCACGAGCAATATCCTGGTAAGTGTCCGGAATCCAGGTATCCCCCCACACAGGCATAGTCTCCAGGGGTAAAAGAATTCGTTCGGGCCTGGTGTAGTATTCCGTTTCTGCCGTCCACGCTTCGCCAGTAAGGAACTTAATCATCCCTCCAACTCCGAGAGGAACCCATCCTCGCAACCTCTCCGGCATCAGTGGGTCTTTTTCAGCCTGGTCTGCAACCAGACGTGAACTGGTATTGAGCCAGGATAAATAATGAGGATTGTCAATGAAGTATTTCAACCAGTTCCACGTGCTGTGAACAGGCCAAAACTCGTAAGGTACGAGTACGCTAAACAGAGCATCGAATATGGTTTTGTCGCCGTAGTCCAAGATTGCGTAGTCTCTGTCCCACAAAGCCTGTCTCATAGTAGCGTATTGTGTCAACTCCATGTCCTTGCGAACAGTCGTATTGAGCCAATCCATCACCCTCTCCCACAAAGCTGGAGGTACAGACATCGAGGGGTCTAAATCTCGAAACGAGCGAGTATCGAGTTTGTCAATCGCAGACTTAAGTGGGTCTCCAAAACGCCGGTAGATGTCATAAACAGAAGGTATCGTATCCGGCAGCCGGTCAATCTCCCAAGAAGAGTTTGCCCAATCCTTCCAATTCTGAGCGTCAAGCTTGTACCAGACGTATTGTTTAGCCAAATTTACAGCGTGTTGAAGTTCGTCGTAATCGTCGGCCACCGCTCCCGGATTTTGGATTATCCAGGCTTTCATCTTCTTGATAACTTCCGTTACCTCGACTGGATTGTAGCTGGGAGTATCCCGTACCGCTCCCACTTCGGGAATAGTATTTACGAGTTGCTGACGAGCGCGAGGCATCAACGTCTTGTATAAATCCCAAAACGTATCCCGCGCAAGCGTAGGAGTTATCTCGTCAAAGTTGCTGAGATATTCCGCCATCTGAACCGTTGAATCTTTTCCTGCCTCCTGGAGTAAATCCCAATCACTGATTTGTGGGTAATACTTGGCCATGAAAGGATACGTAGTGGTTAAGTACTCCCATAACTCACCAGGCGCAGCACCGCGTCGAATTAAATCAAATACTGCATCGTCCATCGGGTCAATCATGTCGTAAACATCAGTCCCATAGGTATCCGCAATCCGGCGCAGTAAGTCAAAGTCGTGAGCCTTGTCGCCCTTAGCTAACATCTCACTCACCAGGGGGTTATCCGCAAACCGATGAGTGACCGGCTCCATCGCCCGAAAAGTTTCCACAGTGCGATGAGCCCATCCTACAGCCTTCAAATCGTCAATATGCTTAGCTTTCGCAACAGACGTGATTCCCTCTTGAATCATGTCTCGTAACTCGCTAATGACATCGGCCCGAGCCGCTTCGCTCTTAACATCTCCTAACTTTGCAATCTGAGCCATAACGTCGGGATGTTGTGTCATGGCCGCCCTTTCATCCTTGGTCAACTGCTGCAAATACCATCCAATAGACTTGACTTGACCCGCTACGTCAGCCCCCTCAATGATAGTACGGTGAATACGGCTTGCCTCTGCTAACACTTCGTCGTAATTCCACTTTCCAACAAGCATAGCCTGAACTGCCTCGGCAATAGCCGGGTCGTGCTGCATCAACTGAACTTTCAACTCATACGGCAACTCCGACGGCATATCGTTCCAGTTTTGCGCCCACCGCGTCAAGTAAGACTGAGTAATAGCCAGAGCCGACATGTGACTCTCACTCTCGCCAGCCCACTTAAGGAAAGGCCCTGGAGTTACGAATTCTTTTGGTTTTATGCTTATGTAGTCCCAAAACTTAGCCCAAAGTCCAGCAACCTCAGCCTGAGCGTCTGCCGAAAGGTCTATGCCCAACTCAGCAGGAGTCGCCGAGAATCCAACCGCCATCCTTTGAGGAACAGCCCCCACCTGGTTAGCGAAGAACCTCTCGGCAGCCTGGTGCGAAAAACCAGCGTGGTCTGCAAAGTCTCCCTCCGGAAGACGCTGCCATCCACATCGAGTTGCAATGTTACGGAAGTTATCCCAAATGTTCCCAATCCAATACTGCGGATTCCAGCCCAAAAATATCGGAGAAAGAATCTTCTTTTGCTTTGCAGAGATGGTTTGGGCATACCGAGTGATGTCGTCAGCAGCCTTACCCCACTTGGTATTTTGTATCAGTGCCTTCTCTTTTGCCTTGGCAACGCCTGCTACGTTGTCAAGAACCGTCTGCACTACGTCACGAGTATCGGCAGCCGTATCTACACCCGCCATAATAGCGTCTGCATCCATATCCTCAAGGACACGTTTAACTAGCTGGCCATCTACACTATCGTAAGCTGGGTCGCCAACAAATTTCCGTAAAAGCCCCGGAATCTCGCCAGGGTCATCAACCTTACCAGCAAAATACACTGCCAGACGGTCATGGACAGTCTCACCGACTTTTTTAATCCTCGCACCAGGAGTCTTATACCAGGGAGTCACACGACTTGCAGCCTGCCCAAACTCTAACTTTTCGTCTAAGACAAGAGTTGCCCGTTCCGCAACCAACCTCGTAGAGCGATTTTGAAGGGGGTTCCAACCCATCCACTTCACTATGTTTAGAGGGTCAAGAGCAATACCATAAACCAACTCCTTTACGATGTTTTGCTCCTGCTTGAGAATCCTTTCAACATCGTCTTTGGTCTGAGCCTCCTCCATCAACCGAGTGTGAGTTTTCTTGAAAAACTCGAAATCCTCCGGCGGTACTGTCGTTCCTATAGCCCACGAAAAGGATATTCTATCTACCTCACGAGCCATTAACTCTGCCTTGTCTCGCAATTCCGGGTCTTCTCCATACTCCGCATCGAGCCAGGCATTGATGTTCTCAAACTCTGGCTGGGCAAGCGTCGGAAGCTGAACTCCCTTCGTTCCATAAATCTGTATCAAATCGAATAAATCAGGAAGCTCCTCAGCAGTCTCAGTCGTTTCCAGATACTCCATCAAGGCTCTCGTTATCTCTGGCTGAGTGGGCGTAATAGGCGCATTTCGCTTAACATTACCAATCAATCGAGCAAGCATATACTGTGTAGAATTCCAGGCAGGGCCAAGCACCTTCAACAGTCCAAGGTTAGCCGCTCCCATCAATGCATGTTTGATAGGCTCCGTAACTTTCCGCCAACCCGTCTTTTCGGCCCGTTGCGCCGCTACGGTCTCGTGAGCATCTACATATGCAGCTTCCCACTCGTCTGCCCACCTACCAAGTCCATTAACCATCTCCTCAATAGCCCACAACTGCCAATCAGTAACTTTCTGAGTATCAAACAAGTCGTATTCTTTTTGAGGTTGGTAAGCAGGCAACAGCCCAGGATACGGCTTAGACGTAGAAATCGTTTGCGCCGGTGCTCTTTGCGCTTCAATCCCGCGTTGAAATTCCCACCATTTGAGAGGTATTCCTCGTTGCTGGGCTTCAACCGCCGCCCTTTCACGGCTGAGGTAATCTTCCCAACCCTTACGAATTAGGGGAAGATAAGGACGCGGTTCTTCTTTCGGCTCCTTCTGCTCTTGCTGACGAAGCCAGTGAAGATAAACGTTTTCAGAAACCATAATTAAATGTATTCAGGATGGGGTAACATGGGGACGCCACCACCCCGGTACCAACCTGTCTCGGGTGCATACCGGAGACCAACATAAGGCTGACGTTGGAAGAACGGAAGTCCTAACAGCATTTCCAAAAAACTATTCCAGGCAGCAGCATAGGATTGGGCTGTCTCCATATACTCTAATGTGTCCAAATCTTCGGGCGAGGGAAGAGGAAGCCCTGCCTCAGTCAGTTCCGGTACAGGAATTGCATACTGAGGGTTTAAGGTTATCAACTCTTCCAGATACCGCCCAAAATCTTTCAAGTAAGCTGGATATTGCCATTGCTGAGGAAACTGAAGCTGTTCGAGAATGTCCCGCAGCGTAAATCTAGGAGTTGGCAACTCTCCAGCACCACCAGCACCACCGGCCCCAGCACCACCAACTCCACCAGGCACAAACGGCTGCAACTGAGGTAGTTCCGGCATCTGGAAGCCAAAATACTGGGCTACCCATTCAGGCCGATTTTGACTTGCCCAAGTTAGATACTCAGTAATAGCCCGAGTGTAGAACGTTTCATAAGGCTGAATCTGCGTTGCCCAAGGCATTACGTCTGTCAGCGGCTTCGTCGTAGTCGCCTGAGCCGCTGGAGCCGCAGTTTTTTGCTGCTGGGCTAACCATTTCCTGTACGCCTCGTAGAATATAGGTTCGGTAGGTACAGTAGGAGTTAACTTTACTCCACCACCAGGTTCTTTAGCCATATTGTTTTCTTAACCAACACTTAATCTGAGATTGAATGTATTCTTGAACTTCGGTGTCCCCCCATCTCTGTTGGAGCCCCATCAAATCCTCGGGTGTCATGCTCAAAAACCGCTCCAATTGTTCCTCCGCACTCAACAAGTAAACAGAATCCGCAGACGGTTGAAACGCTGCCCGCACATGCTGACGTTGATGCGTTAGTTTATCCGCCGTTCTTTCAACGACACGAGGAATACTGAGTCTTTGCATTACACACCTTGCATCGCTCCAAGCGTAGAAGGCGGCCCCGCTGCTTCCACAGGACGTTGAGTCGGTCTGCCACCAGCACCTTCGGCACTAAGTTGAGCGAGTCTGCGAATCATATCGGGGCCAGTCGGAGTACCCCTCCCTTGCATACTCCAAGGAGTCTGTTGAGGTGCCATTTCTCCGCCACCAAATCCTGGAATCGCTCCCTGCATAGGGGCTTCAGCCCCACCACCTTGCATCTGCTCAGGAAGTCTCACTCCGGCTTCCCGTGCAACATCTTGCGCTAAGGCAAGCTGAATCTCAGGCATACTCAGCAACGTCTCAATGAGGATTTGGTCTTCCTCATCCTCCAACGATTGGGACACCAGGTCTCGAAGCGTCTGCTGAATCACGTCCCGGACAGTCCTGCTAGAAAGAACATTAGTCTGTCTCAATGCAGTAAGCATAGCTGTCGTGGCTGCTTCGTCTGTTGGGAGACTTGCCGATAGCTTAACTTGATTACGATAATAACCACCAATGATAGTTGGGTCTAGCGACACTTCAATTGGAGCCCCAATCGAAGACCGCCCCCACAAATACACAGGCTCGGCTACGTAGTTCTCGATAGTACGAAGGATAATCTCGTTAAGACGTTCCAAGCCTTCTTCAATACATTCCTGCTTGTAAGCAATCTTCATCAAAACAGGAGTCCGTAACAGGTTCATAGCAATACCAGACAATCTCCCCATTGTGAGCTGTCCCATGACATGGCGAGGTAATCCAGCCTGTTCGATTTGGGCAATAACCTCGTTGAGCTGAACGTCTACACTGGGAGATACACCAGGCGGCAGTAAGAACTGAGCATCTTCACCTATCTCAAGAGGAAGCTGACCGCCGTAAGGCTGAGGAACGTCAAACCCCCGCCCTTCCGCAGTTTTAGTCACCAACGTTGGGTCAGCGTATCGAGCAATGATAGTAGCTTTCTGTGAAAGTAACTGACAAGCGTATCGAATAATCCCCTCTAGTGGGAACAACACGCTAATTCCAATTCGCTCTCCCCTATCGCGGAAAGGAAGTTCGGTTCCATGCCAAACCACGAACGGAATCTTCCCAAAGTCGTGTTTCGTAGGCGGCAACAGCCAATCTCCCGTCCTAAGCTGAGGCTCCTCTGCCTCTTCTACGATAGGGATTATCATAAATGCATGGACGGTGTTATCCCAATACTCCAACACCTTCACCCGGTCAGTGTCGTCGAAACCCACCAATGCAGTCTCCGCTGATTTAACCGCTTTCGTGCGTCTGTCCTTCCCCAGAACAAAAGTATTCCGTAAATCACCAACAAGCCGATTCTCGACCAGAACGACGTACTCCCATTCACCTGCCCTTTTCGCGGGCATAGGATAGAATCCGAGAGGGTCAACACTCGCAGCAAATATGGGACACACCCCCTCTAAATCCTGCTCCGGGTCATAGCAGACCTGAACCACGCCCCATCCATCAACAAGAGCGTGCCAGAGGGCGTCCCGAATCACCTTGTTCATGCTCGACTTGTGCCAGATTGCGTAAAGCATCTTCTCAATCCTGTCTGCATCTTGCTGATGAACCTCTTTAATCTCAGATGCAGGAACGCTTACGACAGGCGGTCTCGTCAGCATCAAAGACAAGTAACTCTCGATGGTGTTGAACGCGATGGGAAGGATAACCCTCATCTCCCCATCCTCGGGCGGCTTGTACTGGCCATCGGGCATAACCCAATACGATTCTTTCGTCATCAGGGCAAGCTCGCGCCAGACAAGCATGTTGGTATTCCTCTGATTGTAGAACTCTTCCAGCTTAGTCGCCGCTTCAAAAATAAATTCCTTTGTAACTTCCATATTTTATCCTATTGGCCATTTTATAGGCCCAGGGATGAATTCCTTTCGTGACCGCCTTCCACCCCACCCATACTTCGTGACAATAAAATAGGTAATCCCTTTAATCAGGTGGTTGTACTCGTCCGAAGGTGGAGCGGCTGCATAATCTTTTCCTACACTTCGCCGTGTCCGGGCGTACTTCGTCACCTCGTTGTTTAGAAAGTTCTTGCAACGAGGATGAACTCTAAACCTTCCAGTGTGGAGGAAAGTACAGAGTAAATCGGCTCCAGCTTCGGGGTTTACCCGAACCTGGCGTCGAAGTGGGCACCCTTCGTTAGCCCAAATATCCCCACTCTCTTTGTTGGCAATGTCAATCGCCCCTCGCATATCCCCCATCCCGACGTTGAACCACCACTCTCTGGTTCGACACTCGCGGATTACTTCGGGGGTTGGGCCGCCTTGCGCGTCGTAAATCTCGTCAAAAAGACAAATTACGTCCTGACCTGTTTTCTCATCGTACTTAATTTGCATCACAGCCACTGCGTAGGTTCCACCGGGGTCTACACCCAGATAGACGGGTAGTCGGCGGTTGAATTCTGTAAAGTCCCTATCCACGTGTTCGGCGAAGCTGAAGTTTCTAATCATCATTCGCCGCCCCACAGAGGGTTTAGCCATGAATCTGGCCTCGAACAATATCGGGTCGTAACTCTCGCGCTGCTGTTCTAACCACTCCGCAGAAACGTAAGGACTTCCAACTGTTGGATGGGTGAAACTTTCAATCCCTCTATCGTTCTCGACTTGTCCCATTCGATAGAAGTCAACAAACCATCGTCCAATATCAGTATCCTCGAACGTACCAATAGCAGCTACCCAACCACCCGTAACGGTAAGACGGGGTAAAAGGTTGATTTGGTAGATTTCAAATGGAATCAGACCAGCCTCGTCTATGACGATGTAATCCAAAGGCTGAGCATGAAGAGATGCGGGCTCATCCGCAGACTTGACCCAAAGCTGCGCCCCATTCCACAAGTATAATACGTGGTCTTTATCTCTGTAGGCAAAGTCCCCCTCACCCAAAGTTGTCCGTTTCGACGCCCGATTGTGGTCGAGTCGAACCAACAAATCTAAGACCTGTTGAACGATAGGGTCAGCTAGAGAATAACGAGGAACAACAACCCAGCCCCGTCTCCCTCGCGCACCATTGATGGTCTTATCCCAAATCGGAACAAGGAGCTGACATAATATTTCGCGGGCAGCCGCAAAAGTCTTGCCGCTCTGGTTGCCAGCAGCTAGAATCCGATGGAGAGCCGTGCTACGATGAAATTCCTGTTGTGCTCCCCAGGGATGGTAGTCCACGGCATCAAAAATCTTGAGTTTCGTTTCAAAGGGAAGGTGTGCTCTGCTTACGTACTCCATCTACTTCCTCGGTGTTCGCTGGCCAGGTCTTGTAAAGATGTAGTTGGTAAATACCATTCCCAAACACAACATCGCCCCGTCTTGCCTTTAACATTTCACGGTCTTGCCGAGATAATGCGTAAAGGCACCCATTAGTTACGTCGTCCTCGTTCAATACCTCGTAAGCGAGTCTGACGTATTCAGCAGTAGGGTATTCCCACCCATAAAACCCCTGTTGAATTACGCTCAGCAAATTGTTAGGATAACCCTCTGCTGCTACTCTATTCAAAGCAACGTGTCCGACAGCTTTTGCTGCTTCGGGGCCAAGTACTCCAGCCTCACCCAACATCATCCCAGCCAACAATAGGACGACTAAAGGAACGTTTGTCATTCTGCTGCTGCGGATAGAGTGTCCCAGGAGTGTTTTTTCTTACTACGAGGGAAATTAGGCACTAGCCCCACTCCCCACTCAAAGTGGTATCCAGGCGGAGCTTTTGTAGGATACCCCGGTCGCTTGTTGAGAAGTCCTGCTACTATCATTATAAGATACAAAGACCCTACACACACAGTGATTGGTAAAAGACACGACGGCATAGCTACCTCCTTACGTTACGAACTCTAACCATCTAATGAAGAAAAATACGAAAGTGGCAAAGCCCAAAGCACCCACAACTACACCAATCAAAAACCACTTAACCTTCTCTTTCATAGTAGCCTCTTGACCAACTTTAGTAGTCTTTCGACCAACTTTCATGTTCAGCTTCGTAGTCGAGTATCGGGAAGCGGAGTCGAACCGCTGACCTGGTGGTTATGAGCCACCCGAGCTTCCTCACTGCTCCATCCCGAAAACAGGGAGCCCAGGATTCAAACCTGGAACCTACGGTTTTGGAGACCGTTGCTCTTTCGTTTGAGCTAGCCCCCTAATTTAGAGGTACCTCGGCAATCTTGGTGCGCTGCGGCCTTTCGGCCCACCCAGGGACACACACTCTTGCGAGTGAGCGTCGGCCCGGAGATACTATCTCCGGGGCTGATGTCATCAACTTCGACGACATCGTTACTCCTTCTACACGTGGTAGACGAGCTTGCCCTTACGAAATCTAAATACAATCTCGAACCCCCCCTTTCGAGAAAGGTTGTTGCGTCCCATCCGATACTCTACGCAACTCCCGTCGCTGTAAATTTTACTTCCTCTTTCGTCTTACTGTTTTACCCTTGTGCTTCTTCTCGGGCAAATTCTTGGGAACGCCGTAAGTTTTGGCCCAACGCCTCGCTATTCTCGGATGACGAGCGTACATGAAACGCATCTGAGCTTTACTCTTGAACGGCATCTTCTTTATCCTCTTTTTTATCCTCTATTAGCACAGGCTCCACTACGTGCCAATCTTCGGCGTCTACAATATCTCCGCTTGCTAAACCTTGGATTTCCGGTAAAAGCTGCGTAAGCAGCCGTCTCCAATTCTCTCCAATGTCCCTGGTGACTTCCACTCTCGATGCAAACGTAGGGTCTCTCACGGCTCTCAAAGAAGCCTGTGCAGCATCCAAAGCGACCCTCAGGTTGTCGTCCTGGTCTCTAAGCTCGATGATTCTAGCAAAACTCTTAGCTGCTTGGTCTGCCGCCGCTTTACGGATGACCTCGGTAACTTCTCCTCGAATCACCATATTCCAAGCCGTACAGAAGGTTGGCTGTCTCTTCCAAACCTTTTGCACTGTAAGAGGAGAACATCCAGCCTGTTCACAAGCCCACTTAACGTCGGGACATTGCGCGTAGTAGAACAGGAACAACCTCTGAGTGGGGGTAAGGACACCAAGTCCTTCATCCCAATCAACAGGAACTATGGATTTAGTCATTTATAAACACTCTGAGTACCCACACCAAGGACAAACCCAACAACCTTCGACACACACCAAGGGCTGTCCACAATCAGGGCACTTTTTTCCATCGCGCCACCTAGTAGCCCAGGTGCCTGAAATCTTAGTCACCGAATAACTCCCTAATCAACGCTTTGGTAACAGGCCCTACTTCTTTGGCCCTGCCAATCCTCGCTTTCGCTCGGACGACTTTAGGGGCTGGAGTGCGGAGTTGTCTCACTTTACCTCGGTACATCACTTTTCCAGCTTGAACTTCTTCGCTAGTTGTAGGGAATAATCCAAAACGTTTCATCATCACTCCTTCGGGTAAGCGCGGCGAGTAATGTTGAGCGCCGCGCTGTC